AAACAATCTCCGGGTAAATCATATTTAAACTTGTAACCCCATGCAGGAGTTGTAGTTGATGATGCTAATTCTACTCTTGTCTGTAAACAATTCCAAGGGTGTGATCTGAATACTGCATCTCTTACTTGTTTAAATCTTGAGTTACAAAGTCTAGCATTTTTTGAATCTTCTGTTAATGAAAGTATTGTTGTTGCACCTAATTGGTTTAATGCTCCATTGCAAATATCTACTGTTGATGCCATACTACTTCCTTATAATATACTTACGTCTGATTTGTCTATCTTTTTCTAACGCAAATATTTCTTCTGTTGTTTTCTCTTCTTTAGTATCAAAGCCATAATGATTTTTAGAATCGTTTTGAAACCTATCTACTAATACATACCTATACACATAATTATCTTTTTTAAAATGTAATACAGGTTTTAAATCTTGAATCTTTTTCATAAAAAGGTGGGGAATAATCCCCACCTAATATCTATTTATTAATTAACTACGTAATTAATGTTCCATGCTAATGTTCCAGCAGTTCCACCAGTTGCGTTAAAAGTAATCGCAACATAGAAGTAACCCCCTGGATCTGTACTATCACCAGCTAGTTCCCAAAGTTTTTTAGAACCAGTGTTTAAGTCAGCAGCTTCAAAACGAACATCAGTTAGAGCAGCAGCATCAGCTACTGAACTAGCAAAAACATCTTCGTCTTTAACTGTTCCATCAGTTTGGTAAATACCAACATTGAATGTACACGAACCACCGAATGTGTCTGAACCAACAAATAGTTGTGGCACAGCAGCATTACTAGGAATAGGTGCTAACATAACAATGTCGTTGTCTGTACTGTCTCCAGCAGCTAGTTCTACTTGTCCATGTGCAGTTCTAACAACACCAGCTAATTCAGCTGCGTTATTAAGAACTGGTGGAGTCGCTTCAAAGTTTGCTACCAGGTCTGTATTTTTAGTTGTCATAATTATATTCTCCTATCTATTATGATTCTGTACATTGTACTTCAACAACTTTAGCTTCTTCCATTCTAGTAGCACCAATGCTCATGCAGTAGTACACTTGAGTGGCATAAGACTTGTCGCTTCTTTCGTCTATTCTAGCGTTGACATCTTTGCCAACACCTAAAGCGATTCCATCTTGTGCGTAAGCTATACAAGATCTAGTTGTGCTAGATTTTGCTAGTCTGTTTGATACAATGAAGTTGAACCCAAGGAACGAGTTGATTTCACCATTTGCCAATGCTTTGACTGTGTTGAAATCAGAACTTGTTACTTCAGTTGTTCCTAAAAGATCAGTAATCTGCTTAGGAGATACTATGATGTGTCTTGGTATAGATGGATCTACACTTCCTAAATCAAGAGTTTCTTTTGCAGTTCTTAATTTAGCGATAGTTAAACCAGCAGAACCATGTACGATTTGATTCGCATTAGCTGTGCTTGTTGATCCTGTCTCACCAGTAAACGCAGTACCTAGTGCAGCAGAAATGATCACATCATCCATAGCTCTTCCCATTGCCATAGCAGCGGCTTGAGCATAAGATGAAGTTGGATCGATTAAGAGTCTTACTTTGTCTTGTTGATCAATTAGATCAGCAAATTCATAATCCGCAAGAGATACTCTTCTTCTCGCATGAGGAGTATCTATTTGTGGAGTGTCTGAATGTCTGCTAGTTTTTTCAACAGCAGTTACTGAGCCAACTTGATCGAAGAAAGCATTTTTTCCTACAACGCTTTCTAATCTGACTTTGTCTCTTAATAACGATCCCATTTGTTGAGATAGCATTTGTATGTTAGCAGAATACTGCTGTACAAAAGCTGTAGTTATATTTGTCGACATGATTGTCTCTCCATATTATTGTTAAGTTAAAATAATCAGAAAGGTTCTCCACTAAAAATAGTAGGCATCTCTTGCATTTAAAGTCTGTTAGACTAGAGTCTATTCCTTCTTGCCAGTAAGGTTCTTACGAATTGTCTTACCTTTAATCCATTTATAATAGTTTTCACAGATTAGCAAGGGTTTTTCTTTTTGATAAATAGAACCTGATTCAACAACTATTCTTAATATTTCAAGTCTTATCTCTTCATTATTAAGATGATTATTATCACTTGGCATTTAACATTTCTCTTAATGTGTAGACTTGCTGTACCATTTTATCATGCTCTGGATGTTGCTTATTCCAATAAGGTCCATTCCTATCATTAACAATAGAAGATATTTCTTCTTCAATATTATTAACTGATTGTGCATTTTCGCTTTCTGTTGCAACAATTTTATCTTCTTGCATCATACCTGCTATCTTTGCAAAACCTTTTATGATCTCTGGATGATCTCCAAGTCTTGTACCATTTTGTAAAGTCATATCTAAAACTTCTGGATTGATATTAGCTTTTGCTAATGCACCAGCTTGTTTTACTTTACCTTCAAAGTCTCTACCCCACTCTTGTCTTAACTGTTGTTCAGCTTGAACTTGTGCAGTTTCAGTATCAATCTTTGATTGTTGAGCTGTACCTTCCATATTGTTTTTATAAAACTCCAAGATACCTTGAGCTTGT